GCGGCGCTGCAAACGGCACGTAGTTGATCGGCTGCTGGTAATACATCGGACTACCGCCGAAGAACTTAGGCCCGTCGGCGGGCGAGCCGGAGTACGGATTATACGGCGAGCCCGCGGTGTCTAAACTGCCCCAGCCGCCCCAGTAGGAGTCGCCGGGAGATCCTGAAAACATGTCNCCCAGGCCCATCACAGCACCTTTCGATAGATCGTGCCGACCGGCACGGCGTTGAAATGCTTCTCGACCATGTTCATCAGCGAGCGCTGCTCCTTCATGCCGGAGCAGATCGGCAGGTTCATCACCGCGCAGCCTTCGGCTTTGGCTAGCTCCAGGATCAGGCTGATCAACCGCCGGCCCAAATCGGTCTTGCGATATTTGGCCACGACATAGGTCTCGTCCATCACGGCGACGGGTTTTTCGAACACATCGAAGGTGTGGTAGGAGCACACACCGACGACGCAGCGGTTTTCGTCTTTGGCTAATACGTAAACTGTGGCGCCGGAGCGAATACCGCGTTGCAGATAGTGCAGTGCTTTGTGCCAATCGAGTTTCAGATCGTCAGCCCAGTCAGATTGCTCGAAGAACTGGCTTAAGAAATCGGCGACTTGGCCTGCCTCTTCTGGGATCGCCAGCTTCAGCTCAATGTGCGACGTGATAGTCCTGCGTCGCTTTAAGTGAAGCTCTTGTGTCGCGATGTTCATCTGCGAGCCACCTATATGAAATGAAGTCTTCGCCTCCGGATCCATAGCCTCGTAGCGTTGCCTCCGGCTTGGCGCCGATCAGCCGCATGAAGCGGGCGACGTCGTCACGGTGCGCCATCGCCACCGCTTCGACGCGGTGATAGCCGCTGTCGTGCAGAAACGGCAGCACGAAGCTGCGGATCTGCCGCACCATCGGCAACACTACCACCCCCCAGTGGTCGGTGCCAAAGGCGAATCCGGCCCCGACACCGGTGCGGCTCTGTACCATGCCCCAGACCGCGACCGGCCCGAACTGGTACTCGACCGCGCAAAACGCGAACACCTTGCGGCGCATGATGACGTCCGGCAGCCTTTCCAGGTTGGCCTCGGTCGCCAGCATCTCAGTCAGGTCGGCTTCGCGCAAGTTTTCCAGCACGGCATAGATCATGCCACGATCGGCGTTGACGATGTCGACCGCGCTCATCCGCCCGCTCCAAGATTGGACAGCGCCCAGAAGTCAAACGACAAGATTCGCCAGTGGCCGCGGAACGAGACGCCAGGAAAGATTCCCCAGTGCGATACGCTCATCCGGCTTCTCCGGTCTGGTAGTGCACCACCATGTTGGACAGCGTTTGCGGGCCGGCGGATTGTGAGCGTAACCGCAGCGACATGTGGGTGGAGTGGCCGTGAATGGCGAACTTGCCTTGCAGGAAGGTAGCACCATCAAAGGATCCAAAAGCGTCCTCGACGTCGTAGGCCTCGACATTGAAGGCGCCGAACACGTCCCAGGGCACGCCGGCGCAAGTGGCATCGAGCGCGATAAAAGTTTTGAAAGTAGCGCTGTCGCTACCGGTGTGGAACGGGAACACCAGCTCGACATAGCAATCGTCATAGACGGGGCCCTCGTCGGAGATGCCGCCATAGGCGTAGATCTGGTTGCGATCGTCGCGCACCACGATGCGGTTCTTATGAACCGCAGCCGCAGTGATGACGATACCGGGGTCGTACTCGCTCCATGCCGTAATTTTCGGCCCCGGGAACGCGGACAGGATGTAGATCCGATCCGGCATGATGATCCAAAAACGTCCCGTAACCGGCTGAAGAATCGCGATGGTGCCGCTCAACCAGTCCTCGCCTTTGTAGCGGAACAGATCCTGCAACACCGGATCAAGCGGCGAGCCGATGTCGGACACCGCGGCCGCTAGCGAGGAGTTGCGGGCGCGCAGCGAGCGGATGCCAGACTGGCTCAAATACATTACGTCGCCACTTCCGTACTGCAGCACGCTGCGCCAGGCGATCGAGCCGGCCTGGCGCAGGGTCTGCTGGTAGGTGTTCTTCAAGGGATCCGGATCCATCAGCCAGAGCTGGCAGGCGGTCTTGGAGAATACTGCAATCTTGTCGTAGTAGACTTCGAGCCCGATGGTGTCGGTCATGTCGGAGTCTTCCAGCGACAGATCGATGGAGCCGCTTCCGGTGCCGGTCCAGTTGCCGGCGTCGCCGACCGCGGAGAAGCTCAGCACCGAGCCTTGCACCGCGTACATCTTGGTCTTGTAGGTGCGGCAGTAGAAGCCTTTGGCAGCCGGGATGGCGGTGCCGTCGAACAGCCGCACGATGTTGCCGGCGGAGTCGGTCCACAAAATGGTGAATACTTTATCGTCGAACAGGTCGTAATCGACGATCTCGTAAATCGACGGCACTTGCTGGCCGAGCACGCCGACGGTCCACTCATCGACCGGGGTCTGTGTCAGCCCTGGCGGCTCGGTCTTATAGGGACCGTTGGGGCCGAAGGTGTAGAGCTTCTGATTGACTTCGACGAGGCCTTTAGAGGAAGGGTCGCACTCCCAGAACGGCACGAACGCCATCCGCTTTTCAACTTCGCCGCCGGGAGTGATGTGGCAGTTGATCATCGAGCGCAGCGTGCCGGCCGGCGCGGTCAGTTCGCTCCTGCGTAGGTCGAGGCCGGCAGCGAAATCGGTGATTGTAAAGTAGGGCATTTATTCCTATTCCACATGTTTCCAGGTGTGCCTACTTCTGATTGAATCAATCGTCGATACTTTGATATGAGGAAACGCTTTGTATATTCCGTGCTTGCAACGCGGCCACGCTTTGATGGCGCGTACATCTGCTTCGGTGACAACAGCACGCGGATGCGACTCGCCAATCCACGTTGTCATGTTTGAGTTACCGTGTCGGGCACGATCGGCCATGTTGTCTTTGACCGTACCGTAATAAAGATTTTCAAGGCGGTTGTCGGCGGGATCACCATTGCGGTGGAGGCCGTGAAGTTTGCCAGCTGGGCCGGTAAATGCTGCTAGAACCAGCCTGTGCACGTACCTGTCAGTACGTTTTCCGTTCAGATGTAGATGGACCACTTTATAGCCGCGCACATCGTTTGGCCGCATTATGCACTCTTCGCGGACCTCTCCCCGCGGAGTAGTGCGTGCGAGCGATTTGACGTGGCCATGGTCTGACACTTCATAGTGCCCCTCGTACCCGAGGATCGGTTTCCATCTTTCCATACATAACAGTATACCTAGCTACGGCACGTAATCAATCCACGGCACCATACGACGGCCCTTGTCGGGATCGTTGCCGTAGCGGTAGGCGCCGCCCATGTTGTAGTTCTGCCGTTTATCGCCGCCCTGGTCGGCCAGCAATTTGCGTAAGTAGTTCTGCGCTTTGGTAAGCTTCATCGGCGCAGCCTCACTCTTCTGCGTTGCCAGCATCTCGGCGGCCGCGAACAGCACGATGCACTTGGAATCGATGATGCAGCTGTCGGTGTCGGCGATCAGCGGATTGAGCGGCGCTTGTCCCTCGAAGCGTAAGATCATGTCATCGCTCGACGGCGCCGGCAGTAATTCGAACTGACTGACCGGATTGGTCAACGGCGTGTTGTTGACGTCAAAGGTAATGCTGACGGCATTGCGCCAGCGCACCGGGGTGCCTTCTTCGACGCCGGTCGATTTGATCATCCACGGTTTGAAGCCGTAGACCAACTGCACCCATTGCGCCGACGGCGCGGTGGCGATGTAGAGGTTGGCGATCTGGTCGAACTGCATGACCTCCGGGTAGTCGTACAGCGCTTGTCCTTGCGACAGCGGCAAGTCCAGCCACACTTTGAGATGCTGCCAATTGTAGGCGTCCCACAGCTCACGCTGCTGCCGCGCCAAGATGATATCTATCGTGGCCTGCGACTGCGTACCCTGCAACGGATTCAGCGAGGTGCCAGTCTCGGCCCGCAGCTCCCGGCGCAGATCCAATAGTGTGACGCCGAGTGGCAATTACGCCTCCTTCTGCGCCGGCGGCCGATTGCGTCCCGGCTTGAAGATCGGGTCCAAAGCCGGTGTGGTCTTTATGGCAGCGTCCTCGTCCTCGCCATCGTCGTGGTCGTCGCCGGGGGTGTCCGGCGGCGGTGGCTTCGGCGGCGGCGGCTTCGGCCTGTCGTCGTCCGGCGTCTTTGGCGGCTCGGCCATCAGATGCTCGCCGTACCAAGGCAAGTCGGTCGTGTCAGTCATCATGTATTCCATGCGGAAATTGCGGCCGGGGAAACACGCCTCCACTACCCGCGTGCCGTAGATTGAGGCCAGTCGGTTCTTTTCACCGCTTGGCCACACCTCGCCGATCGCCACCGGCATGATGTCCATCACGTTCTCTTCGCCGTGCAGTGCGATCAACACCTGTACTTCAGGCCATGACAGCGGGCTAAACTCGTCGAAGATCACGGTGTGGCAGTTCTGCCCGGCCAGGTTGACCCGGCAGCGGCAGTAGTGGACTGATTTGGCCATGGCGTAATCCTTGAAAGGTTAAGGCCGGGGCGGAAGGCGGAAAGGATAACGCCTACACCCCGGCCCTCTCCGATTAGGCAATATCTATCACCACGGCGCTGTTGAGACGCCGAGCGCAGAGCTGCCCAGTCGAGGTGATTGAACGGTACAACACATACTGTGTCGGCGGCCGTTCGGGAGAGTGTTGATGGCGCCACTCGTCCTGCATCGCCACCAAGAAGATATCTCTAGAGTCGAACCAATAGCAGCGCTTGGCCTTGCCGAGCGCGTCCAAGGTCGGATCGTACTCGAAGTCGGTTCCCATGTAGGAGATCTGGCCAACCGACACATCCTTGCCGCTGGAAAAGCCGGTCATGGAGTAATTACCGTTGGCGCGCAGCTCGGTCTCTAGTGCAGACAGCCAGCTTGAGCCACAGAACGCGGTGTTGGGCTTGCCGCCGTAACGGGTTAGCTGTCGGTACTCGTTCTGCAATAGCGTGATCAGCGCGCCGCCGTTGGTAGTGGCCGATGTAATGGGCCCGCCACCCCAGGCACCCAACGCTGGCGTGCCGGTGACTGCGGAACCCATCGCCGTGGTGTAGGCGCGGTTACGCCACCAGGTTCGCGTTGCGCGATCGATGCCGGCGACGATGCCGGTGCCGGGCGCGTCGGTAACCAGCGCCGCCATGCCAGCGAGCGCTTTGGGATCCGCGGTGCCATTGGTCCACAATAGATTGTTCATGCCGCGGGCGTATTGCTCGGAGACGTCTTGCAGCGCGTCTTGCAGAATGCCGACCAGGACGGTGTCGTCACGGCCGGAGTGTTCGGTGGTGTCTTCGCTGGAGCTTGAATCGGTTACCGAGATGCCATCAGACTTGAGTTCTGAATGCGTCAACGTGATGCCGATGTGCATTTCCTTCCAGGGAAACACCGCTTGGACCAAGTTAGCCGGCGTGTAGTAGGTAACCGTATCGGCTTGCTCATAGCCGACCAGCTGGTCGTTGGTGCCGGGCGCTGCGGTATTGCCGAAGTCACCCTTGACGCTGCAAATGATATTGCCCTTGCCGCCGGGAAACGTCTTCTTCTTGGACTCCATCGCCGCTAGCAGCGGCTTCTCCTGGATCGCCTCTTGAAAGGCGGTCCCCTTGTTCAGCCACCAATCCAAGGCGGCGGTGGCGATATGGTTAAGTAACGGCGCCGTATAGGTCGGCATTGCTCAAGTCCCCTTTGGGGTCAGCGGTGTGCCTCCCGTGCGAACTTGACTACTTCCAGTAAGTTCTTCGGTTCAGGTGCCACACCAGCGGTTCGACCAGTGCTGCTTGGACTACGAAGCGTCGGTTGCCGTCGCGGCGCCCACGCCCGATACTGCTCGTTGACCCGGCGATAAGACTCCTTCGCGATGGCCAACGCGTGATCGGTCGACTGCGGCGGACCTTGCTCCCGCACCACAGCCCACATCGTATTCTGCACAGCGGATTGCTTTGCCGCATAATCCGGATCGGTTCGCATGATGCCGGCTTCCCAAGTGTTGACCGTATCGCGCACGGAAGCTGCCAAAAGCTGTCGTTGGTGCTGCTCTTGCTGGGTCGATGCCTGATGCTGAAATTGCTGGAACGCGGCCTGCTGGCGCTGGGCGTTGGTCTGGGCAATGGCCCGGTCCATGCGCTCTTTCGAGTACTGGACCGCAGCTTGCGTCGTCATATGACCCTGCTGGACCTGCGCTTGCAGATCCGGTGGCAACGATACGCCGAGGTACTCCTCTGCCAATTTTACGTACGGCTTGACGCCGGCGTAAAAGGTCTGGAAGTCCCCTCGCCGCATAGCGGCCATCAATTCCAGGCCGAACAAGAAATCGTCACGACCGATATCGGCGTCGTGCAGATACTTGACGACCTGGTCGGCAGCCTGCGCGGACGGTGACAAGCGTTGGACTTCGCCTTCGAGACGTTGGCGTTGCTTACTTAGCTTAGCAATCCTTCGCTGCGCAGTCTTGGACAATTTGGCCAGTTCTTCTGGCGTGGCCTCCTCGGGAAGCTCGACTTCATCGTCGATCTTCGGTTTAGCGGCTTGAGCTGGCGAGGCTCGCTCATCGTCGGACGGCTTCTCGGCGTTCTCCCGCAGTTCCGGAACTGCTTTCTGAACCGCCTCTAGAAGACTTTCCTTGGATTCGCCTTCCTCTTTCGAGGACGTCACGTCTGCGGCTGGCGAGGCCGCGCTATCGCCTGGTAATGACGTCGAGGCCTCCGGAGGAGGCGTTTGGTCGTCAGTAGCCATAAATCTCTCCTTAAGGATCAAATACCCCGTAACTTTACGGAGGTCCAGGCATCTTGACCTGCTGCGGCATCGGATGCGGCCGCGGCGGCCGCGCGCCTTCTAGCGTGGTGCCGGCGTCCGGCGGGCCTCCAGGGGACGGCCCGCCGGGGCTCGGCGCGTTGACCGCGCCTTGCGGCCCCATGCCGGCACCCGGGCCCGCGCCCGCGCCAGGCATGGTAGGCCCGCCAGGACCACCGGGACCGCCCCCGG